TGGCTGGAATTAAATCCATTTTACTTTCATCATCTATTATAAGAGATTGTTTAAGTTCATTACTCATGCAACCTCTTTCATATTAACTGATTTGTTATGAGCAGTTACTACTTTATTCATAACAGTTTCAGTATCACTTGCTAAAAAGTAAGTTTGATTTTTTCTGTCATTTAATGCTTCAAGATAAACCTTGTACTTAATAGCTTCATCTATTGAAACATGGTGCTTGATAACTGAAAACGTCTGTGTATCTCCATAAACATTTTTTTCAATTACTAGCCATACTTTTTGTTTTGGCATTTTATACCTTTCGTTTTGATTGTTAAACATGGGATAATCATATCATATCCCATGTTTAAAGTCAAGAAGATTATTGCGTGGATTGTTCTTTATTATATTTTAATCTTGCTAGTATTTTTTGTTCTCTTGATACACTTTTATTTTTCATGCTTTCAAGATAATCTGCGCAATTCTGTGGATTGAAAATCGCTAAGCCAGTAGAATTACATCTAATTATTTCACTTTCTTCAATCGGACATTTTGCTTTTGCACAAAAGTCTAAAGCCTCATCAAGATATTTCCAAGATTTCAACCAAGTTTTAATTTTACCTACTTGACCTATAACTGATAATATCCATTTTTCATGGGCATTGATTAACTTGCCTTTTGCACTTTGCCAAGTCATCAAGATTGCATATTCATTTTCAGTACAAGCAATTGATCTATCTCTACAATATTCTCGACCAATTAAATCTAAAACATAATCCGAATTCCACTCTTTTGAAAACGAAGTATGGTCATCACTTTCTCTATAACTTGAACCAAGACCAAGATACTTTGTATTTGCGTCATCAATTTTTGTCCAATATGGATTTGATTGATTATCCTTTTGTTCAATGTTTATATCAGGATTGCAACCCTCTCGACCTTTCAACTCATCACGATACATGGCATAAGCAAAATCATTTTGCTTTCCATTTTCCTGACCATTAATATTTCCATTGAGTTTAAAATCAAAATGACTTTCAATGTACTTATCTTTCATTACTGGTCTATCATCATTATCTCTACCCTCTACTTGACCTTGATAACCAAAATGAAAACAACTATCTTTTGCAATAGTGTCCACATTTTCAAACTTGTTCTGCAAGTGATAAGCCATTTTAATATCTTCTGGTGTATAATGCCTACCAACTATTTCTTTTGCCAAGTTCCATGTTTGATCTTGTAAAGGTTTCATATCTTCACGCAATTGAAAAAAACTTTCTTTCTCTTGTGTGTTTTCTTGTTCCAAGTGTACTCGCATACGATTTGCGATCTTATTTCTGTACTCTTGGTTTAGTCTTAAACGTGCCATATTATTCCTCTTTCTTTTTGTTGTTGCATAAATAAATTTATATACTACTTGACAAACTTTGTCAATAGGATTATATAAGATATTAATTCTTAAAGATAAATTGCTACGAGCAATAGATGATAGAGAATAAAACTTAAACTGCTTGAAATTTGCACTGCAACTATTTCAAGCAGTAAGAGTGAAAGGAAAAATGATTGTAGATAGTTTGTGGTTTTATGCAATCCTAGGTTGTGTCGGATTTTTATTTCTCTGGCTCTATCCTTAGGTCTCAGGCTCCAAGCTGATCCCTGATCCCACGCAAAAAAATCATGCGTGAAGTGTACTAGCGCATGTGAGGGTACATAGTGGGATCTGGGA